TAAAAGTTTATTTCGTGTATTGCATCCATATCTTTTTGTTTTATGGTGCTAATATATAAAACTTTTTTTAAATACCTAATGTAATATTATTACATACAATTTATTTGTATGTAATAGTATATATAATATATAATATAATAATAATATATAATATAATAATAAAGTATAATATATAATATAATATAGGGCATAATCCCTTTAAAGGGGATTAGCCCCTTTATTTTATACTTCTTTCGTGTATTATTTCAAATGGAAATATGGAATCAGCCTTCATATCATCGTTATCTACGTAGATATAATTGTTGTGTATTCCTATACGGGTAAAACCTGCCTCAAGAAGAGCTGTTATTATCCGATATCTTTTGTATGTGTGTTTGCATTGTATTACGGCTGCTCTGCCGATCAAGTGTGATGAATGCTCAAGTTCGTTTATACTACCTCTGCACCCGTAACAGACAAATCCCTTAAGTACTTTGAACTTTAGCTCGGCTAAATCCCTTGCTTCGTCCAACATCCTCAGGAAATGTCTATCCATATTTTTAAAACCTGTAGAGTGCTTACTGCACCACTGACAGTCAAATTCTTCGTATTCGAAGTTTTTAAGCTCGTGTATACCCACTGCGTTTAAGAATTACCCTACTGCGTTTAAGAATTAACGCCCTTGTCCTCTGTAAGCTTTCTTGTGTCCTCTTTTGCCTGGTGATGCATTTTTAGAATGCACACCTGGTCTTTTTGTTTTTCCACCTCCACTATAGAGACTATCTATCTTCTTCGCCACTCTTCTTACTCTTTTCCCAAGTTCTACCCACGAAATAAGCCCCGTAAACCGTTATAAGCAAGCTCTGGAATATTGGAACGTATTGTTCCTGTACTTTAAATCCTGCTATATTTCCATCCGTAAAAGCCAACAGTGTAAACATAACCGTTAGAAACACAAGTACAAGAGGACGTATGTTCTTTGACAAGAACGAGTCCGATTGCATATCATACTTCCAACGTGATGTAACTTGGTCCTGCGCTTCCTTGTCAGCCTGCTCAAGCAGCTCCTGAAGCCTTCTCTTGGCTTCTAAGCGTTCTTCGTCACTTGTGTGGAGGTTATCTATTACTTTACCGATATCTCTCAGCAAACCGCCTGTAAGAGCTTTAAATATCTTTTTCATTAGTACGTCCAGATTACACCAATAGACTTATCGGGATCTATATCAGCGTGTATAAAGCTGCTTGCTATTCCAATTCTGCTAAATCCAACGTCTAAAAGGCAATTAATTAAATCAAATCTATCGCTACTTCTCTTGCAGGATATATCTACCGCAAGTCCCTTGAGGTGACTGCTATTACTCTTACCACCAACAGATTCGTTGTGTGCAGGTGTTCTAAATCCACTATTGATATGTATGGGCTTGTCAAACTTATCTCTCACCTCATCTAGCATTTCTAATAAGTTCTTATCCATTAGCTGACCACTACCTTGTACGTCAGGGCTATCAAACTCGCTATAATTAAAGTATCTTAACATAAACCACAATGCATACAGATATCACACATTATTTCTTCTTTTTTAACTCATACCACTTTTGAACTGTGTAACCAATAGTAACTAACAATAAAAGTATTTTAAGGCTATCTTCTAATATATCCATCGTACTAACTGTAATAGCTGATAAATTAATTATATAAAGTTTAAGTGAGTTTAAGTCCATTTTTTATTTAATAAGGAAGCCCATCTATATGATCGGGCTTACTGTTTATCATAGTTACGTGAGCTAAGTGTCTACTGTTTACTTTCTCCTCTATTTCGTTTTTAGTTTCTCCCATATAGTCAAAACACCATTCTAACATAATCTCTTCAGTTAGTTCTTCGAAAGGAATAAAATCTTCATCTATCCCATTATATTCGTTTACAACGATATAATAGCTTCTTACCAAGTGGCTATCACCCGTCTGCGCATATACGCAAGTAATGTTAGTTACAAAACCATCATCTTGCTTTCTTGTTGCATTTGTTATTTGCCAACCGTTCTTCATATTATTGACTTATATGCTCATTATAAGCAGCAATAACTTCATCTGTCCATTCAAGCACAGCGTGTTTTTCTAACTCTAAAGGTAAACTAGCTACATCTGTATCAGGCGTATAGCTTTCTCTTTGGTTTGAAGAAGATATAACGTTAGTTTCTTCTCCAATAGTTTCTGTTACCTCTATTAAATATCGTGCTTGTAGTATCTTAAAATCTCCTACAATTTCTAATTTATCTAATTTTCGTGTTTTTGTTAATGACATTGTTATTTATTTTTTATGTTGTTTTATATGTAAATATACCTGACACATATGAATTACCGTATTGTGGGACGCTGAATGTTTGTGTAGCTGCCCCCGCTTCGACAAAATTTGCTTTTGTTGTGTTTCTTAACGCATAGCCACCATAATCAAGCCTGTTTTGTTCATAATTAAAGTTTGTTATAAACTTTGGGGTGTTTTCACTAGCTAAATTTAAAGCACGTACAGTAAAAGGTAAATTGTCTATGCTTGTAAGTGTGTAATCAACATTTACAGCTGAAAATGAACCTCTAAAATGTAATGAAAAACCTACTGTAACAAAATCTCCAACTCTTTCATAATATCCTGTGTGTGTTCCATTAGGCGGGAATAAACCACCATTCGTATTGAAAGTTCTTGTAACTGTTGGTGTGAAAGTACCTTTTTCGTAATCTTCCAATAAATTAGCTGCTGCTGTACCACCTATGTAAAGACCACTTGCAAACTCATTACCACCACCTGCTGAACCATTCGCTGCTGCTGTAATTCTACCTTGTGCATCAACTGTAATATCTGCTGCTGTATAACTCCCTGCTGTTACTGCTGTATTAGCTAATTGGTCTGCGCCTACTGCATCATTCGCTATACTTGTTGTAATGGCTGTTGTACCACTTCCTGTTATATCCCCTGATAGTGTTACTGTTTCGTTACCTGTAATATATCCTTGACCTGTTACAAATGTGTGTATTTGGTCGCCTGTCGCTAAAGCTGTACCTGCATCTGCAACTGTACCTGTAACAACACTCAAGGCAGGTGTAGAAGTACCTGTTGCTACTGTAAGTTGATTTGTAGTAGAACTTGATACACTTGTTACTGTACCTGTATTAGTGGTATATCCTGCTCCGTTTGTAAGTTGGTTATTGTTAGTAGGGATAACGGTATCTCCTTCTAAAGCAGTTCCTGCTGTCGTTCCTAATACCATACTAACCTTTGAATTGTTAGTACTTATATCACTTATTTGTTGAGCAGTTATAGTTGTAGTATCACCCGCTAAAGCTGTTGTTGATGTTGTGCCTAATTGTATTAAAGCAGTATCTCCTTCTAGTGCTGTACCTGCTGTTGTACCAAGTGCCAAGTTACTTGTACCTGCTCCTATTGTAGTTCTTACTGCTGAAGCATCAGCATCATCTAGTATTGTTTTGGCAAAAGTAGATATAGTAGTGTTGGCAGGAAGTGAAAGCGTTTTAATATCAGCATCTACTTCACTATCCATTAACGCTCCTGCTGCTGTAACATTAGCTGTATCAGTAACATCTGCATTTTCTTCAATAGTACCTAGTTTAGTAGATGAAGCACTATCAAAACTTATCTTTGCATTATTTGTCGCTACATTACTTTCTATTGTATCTAAATCTACTGCTTGAGTAACAGAAATATGACCTACTTTAGTAGCATCTGCACTTGGGTAGCTATTCTTTGCGTTGTTAGTCGCTATGTTACTCTCCATAGTATCTAAATCAACAGCTTGTGTTACAGAGATGTGTCCAACCTTTGTTGCATCAGCACTAGGATATGTGTTTTTAGCATTGTTAGTAGCAATATCACTTTCCATTGTGTCAAGGTCTACTGCTTGAGTAACTGATATATTGCCTAGCTTTGTAAGGTTTGCAGCAGTTGTAAACTTGTTTGTAGTACCTTCTGTAATATCATCTGTATCAAAGTCAGTAAAGTCAATAGCAATATCATTTGCGTTTGCTGTAATACCTGTGCCACCTGCTACATTTAGTGTTACATCTCCTGTTGTGCCACCACCTGTTAGACCATCTCCTGCTGTTACTGCTGTAATATCTCCACCGCCCGAACCGCCTGATGATGAAATGGTTACTGTACCTGCTGCTTCAGTTATACTTACGTTACTTCCTGCTGCAAAAGTTAGTGTTTCAGAAGTATCAAGTGTATTACCACCTGCTACAACAGGTCTACGTGTTACTTTAGCTGTGTTAGCTGTTACATCAGTATTTGCAGATACTCTAGCATCAGTATAATATAAGTTTGTACCCTCACTTAAATCACTTGTACTCTTATTTGATAGGTCTAAATTTGCGCCTGTCTGTAAGTTTACCCTTGCATCTGCTCTTGCATCTGTATAATAAAGGTTACTAGAACCCTCTGTTAATCCATCTGTGTTTGTTGGGTTTACTTCTGCTCCTGCTGCTATGCCATCAAGTTTATCGTGATGTGCAGTAGACATAACACCTGCTGCTGAACTACTTGCTTCGCTTATAGTAGCATCTGTACCACCTGAATTTGTTACTGTAACAGAAGTTGTAGTTGTAGATGTGCCTAAATCAACACTTCCACCACCTCCACCTGATGAAGCGATAGTAACAGTACCTGCGGCTTCTGTGATTGTAACATTACTACCTGCTGTAAGTGTAAGGCTTTCTGATGTTTCTAAAGTATTGCCACCTGCTGTAATTGGTCTGCGAGTTACTTTGGCATTATTAGCAACTATGTCATCAGCTTGTTGTGTCGTAATACCCGTTTTAAGCGTGTTTGCTGCTATTTCAGAGGCTTGTGTAGGGGTTATGCCCACTTTGGCTGTGTTCGCCGTAATTTCGTTAGCCTGTGCCGTTGTTATGCCTGTCTTGGCTTTGTTGGTTTGTATGTCAGAAGCTTGTTGAGCTGTGATTCCTGTCTTAGCAGTATTGGCTGCAACGGCTGAATTAGCACTCACTCTAGTATCTGTATAGTAAAGATTAGAACTTCCTTCTACAATATCATCTGTGTCAAGGACAACTGCGCCTGTTTGTGTGTTTACAGAAGATACGGCACCACTAGGCAAATTAGTAAGACCTGAACCATCACCTGTAAAAGATGTAGCTGTTACATTACCGGCATTATCTAATGTAACACCAGAGCCATTACCGTTACCATCAGTAAGTTCTTTAGCAGTCCCACTGAGTTCAGCATTGTCGCTTGTCTTTATTATACCCTTGTAGGTATCTTTTATTTTTTTACCTGTTAAACTTGCCATAATTATTTGTTTCTGTATTTATCGTAACATATTGCTAACGCCTTTTTTTTTCCGTATTCTCCGCTAATTTGAATAACACATCTTTGGATGAACTCCCTTTGCTTTTCTCCTGATTTTGGATTTGGTATTGGCATTTACTTAAAAACTGTTTTAACTTGTTTATGTTTTGTTCTTTTGGTTTATATCTCATAATACCCATCCATTGAAGCTATCAGACTTATCGGGATACATTCCATCTTGACTAGAGTCATTATATTCAGGATAGCTACTGCTATTATCTATTATATAATCTAAAAATCTTCTAGTATAGAATTGAGCTTTACTCTTTGAGTTCTCAACTAGATAATGTATTTCTTCCATCGAAGGAGTCTCTGAGGACTCACTTCGATGTTTGTAAACACCTCCGTTACTTACTTGGTAGGACGCAAACATATAATAGTCTGACTGAGCAAACCATATAAGCATCGGTGTTATATAGTCGTTCAGGAGTGTTTTGTAGGCTGCATTCGCAGCATCGTCTATAGTGCCACCAGTAATCAAAGTAGATATCTTATCATACAGACTTGTACCTAAATAATTCTGAATATGAATATCTTGGCTTACCTCGATGAACTGAATAAACTTATCAGCATCTACAGACCCTCCCACAAGGGATTTTCTTCTTAGGTCGTTAGTCGTTATGAACAGTGCTTTCGCCATCTTCTTTCTTTTTAAATAGTGACTTTACTCGATCCATTGCAGACAGTTTTTCTCCCGTCTCCTCTTCACGTTTAATCTTAGTTTCAATATTGTCTAACTGAGTAAACTCAATAGGCTGTAGAGTAACAAAGTATAGGTTTAGGTCAATTTGGTTAAACTCCAACATAGTCTTCAAACACTCTATAATCTTTTCTTGGAATGGGCGTATAACAATGTTATCCATAAGGACAGAAGCTGTTCTAAGCTCCTCCGCATTGTTACCAAACCCTGTATTGTCTTTTATCCCAAGAAGTATCGGAGAAACAACTCTGTGACCGAGCATAATTTTCTCACGAGCCTCATCAGCAAGGAACTGATACTGTGCGTGTGCATCTGGGAGGTGTATAGGCTCTATGTCAGCTTGACGGTCTGGGTCTTCATTGAACGCTAAAATGAACTTACCTGAGTTAGATGTCCCTCCGAATTTATCTTGGATTTTGCTTTCAATTAATTGTTGAGCCTCCTCATCAGGAACTCCATTGTTGAAGTT